AAATCTCTGTGTAGCCATTGTTGGCAAGATAATTCTGTCTGTGTAAAGCATCGGCATATCCAATGCGACCTTCGTTGTCCTCATACAAGACACCAAATGCGCTATCAGCAATAAGACTTGCAATGTTGTAGACAGTATCCGGATCTGATCCTCTTGCTATAATTTCATAAACTCCAGGACGATCGATTTCACCAAGTCCTAAATTTTCAGCATTTGCCCAAGTAATTGTTGGATCATAACCTGACCAAGTTTCAGCTGCTGGAACTTCATTCCAATTGTTTAGAAATAAATCAGAAAGCAATTCATAAATTTGGTCGCCATCATCATCTCGAGCCAATGTGCCGTCATAAATAACTTTCGGCAATTTAGCCAATGAACCTAAAGCAATGATCGTATAAGTAAAGGTTTCTGCGATGCTACTAGCTGATGCAACCTCGGTTGTGATATCTGTAATGTTGCCACCAAATAAAGTCACAAACGCATTGGTGCTGTCTTTTACCTGTAAGGCTATTCCATCATTGACTTGTAAATTATAGTTTTCATTGTTTAAAGCCACAATTGTGATCTGAATATAAGATGGCGTTGGTTGGGCATAAATATCCTCACGCCCTGCTTGATGAGCAATATCAGAGATCGCAACATTAGTGTATTCCACACCATTGATGCTCAGCTTATATTCAGGCGTAAAGACTGACATTATCTCGCTCTAGTGATGCCGCTGTTGTAAAGCTGTGGAACTGATCTGGATGAGCTTTGGTTGATTACTTTAGTGACAGCCCTTGCAGCACCTTCAGAATCAACTGATTGAACTGTAATGTTATTTACAACAGTTGGTCGATCCTCACGAACATTAGCGGTTGGTGCTGGTAATGATGGCGCACCCAACATTCCTAAAGCAGCTGCATTTGGGGATATATTTGGAATATAAGCAATATCTTTTCCGGGATTAAGTATATTGATTGCTCGAACGCCATAATTAGCAAACTCAGTCAATAAACCGATTGCTTCCCTTATAAATCCAATAAATCCTTTAACAATATCAACAACAAAGCCAATTGCTTTTCCAAATGATTCAGCACCTTTTTGACTTTCTTGCAACGATGCGCTTAATCCCTTGTCGCCAGTTAATCCAGCAATAAATCCATCAAGGGTAGGGATGCCTGTGTCATTCAAAAATGTAATAAATTTTTCAACTGTCGGCAATAAAGCAGTTCCAAGACTTTCTTTGGCTTCATCCATTCCAATTTTTAATCGCCTCATTTTGCCTTCAAATGTATCTGCTGCTTCGGATGCTGCACCAGAAAATTGAGTACCTAATTCGCCAAATACATCAATGCCTTCCATTGCAACATCATTAGCCTTTTGAGTGATTTCGGCTACTTTTTCAGAGGCTCTAATATATTCTTTAGACTTGACGCCATATTCCTCTAAAGCAAAATTTGCTTCAAGTTGTGCTTTTTCCAATGCTTTTTGCAATTTGTTATATTCAGTCAAATTATTTGCATTATCGCCAAGAGTAATACCCAATTTCTTAAGGGCAGTAGTTTGTCCATCGTTGGCTTTGGCTAATGCATTTGCCACAGTTGTCAAATCTAAATTTTTTGCAGCTGCAATATCTAAGGCTAAATTAGTTAAATTCTGTGCTTCCTCAATGTTTTTAGTGCTTCGAGTTAATCGCTCTAATGCCGGTCTTAATTGATCATCTGTAACGCCAGTAGCCTTAGATTGTCTTGAGATCCATCGCTCTGTTGCTTCAATAGCTTCATCGGTTGCTGCAACTGTGTTTCTTAAAGCATTGGCAAGCCTTACTTGTGATGCTTGATCCTCAGCTGCTGCCTTTATTGCTGAGATTGCATACGCTCCGACAGCTGCTCCAACTACTGCAAATGCTGCTGCTGCTTTTTTGCCAAATTCAGAAATCTTGTTTGAATTTTCTTCAACGGCTTTATCGGCATCGCCTAGTTTCTTTTTTAAGTCATCGACATCGGCAAGAATTGATAACTTAAGTGTGCGATTGCCAGTAGCCATTAGACCCATTCCTTAATGATGCGATTAAAACTTGCTTCCCACTTGTTAATTAATTCAGGCTGAATTCTGCGAAGGGTTGGATAAATGAACCATCCTCGAGATCCACGACCTTGCCGTCCCGAATAACTAGGAAACTGTTTAAATTTATTTGAACCAAACTCAACGCCACCCCATAAGGTTTGCGTAGTAGCACCACCTGAAAACTTTTGTCTTGCGAAACCGTAGCGGAACTCACCGATCTTGCTCGATTTAGAGATGCTAACGCCCTCTGCGACTCTCTCTGCAACCTTGCCAGCCTTTGTTCGAGTTCTAGCTGTCTGCTTAATTTCCTCTGATGCAAAATACGCCAAAGCAGCAGATTGACTTCTTGCTTCCTCTGTTGCTTGGTCATCCATAAGTTTGAATGCTTTGTAAATATCACGCAAATCGTTTTTATTGTATGCGATAGTTTCATTTGCCACTTCTCGCCTCCAATACTTCGATCGCTGTTAATATGTCGTCCGCATCAACCCATTCACTCATTGGAATTTTGGTGGCTATTGCCAACTCAACCAATAATCTGTTTAGGCTTCCTGCTTTGTGGCTTTTGGGTTTGCATCACCGACTATTACATCGGCTACTGTTTCCATCCAAATATCCATTGGTTTGATGGGCTTATCTCCTGCAAGTTCACGCTTATGTGCATGATAAGCAAGAAACATAAGATCCCAAATACCCAACTTCTCGGATGCCTGACCAATAGTGTTTCCTGTCTGCTTTTCCCACTTCGCCCACTCAGGTGGTTGGGCAATGTATGTTGCTTGCTCACCTGAGTTATATTCAATTGTAATTGGTAACTTCATTTGTTTGCTCCCGTTTTATTTTTTAACTAAAGGTTTCGGTTACTGCGCCCTTAGATACTGTGAATGTGAATGATACTGTCTGAGCATCAACACCTGAACCACCGGCAGTTGGAAACTCTGGCTTTACTGGAAACACAAATTGTGCTCCTGATGCAGCTGTAAGTGTCATGCTGATGTCTGTATCTGGTGCACTTTCAGCAGCTGTCCATAGAGCCTCGCAAACTGAGTTTGCCTTGCCCCAATCAGCCAACATGTCCAATTGGAATGTTCCTGAAATGTTTGTGGTCTTGTAAGCCTCGCCTTCCATGGTTTGATAAACCTGACGCTCATTGACCTTGGTTAGAACTGCATTTGTCGCTTGTGCTTGAATATCTGTTCCACCTGTGAAAGATAAACCAACATCACGACCGGTAATTACGACTGTTGCCATGATTTCTCCTTATATTGTTTGCGTGTAGTAGGTAGATACTCGAACATCTGCGATTAGCAGCGTTGATGCACCAACTTGAGTTACTGTCGGTCTTTCAACCGAGCTGACAATGTATCCAACTGGAATGACTGCCAGAACACTTATGATTAATTGCTCGATATTGTCGAGCGATGCTGGATTGCTGTTATATGCAACCGCAACTGAAATAGTGAAATTGATCTTGGCTCTGATATTGCTTTTGCTAATTGTTTCAAATTCTAAGTAAGGTGAATCAGGTACAACTACCACAGCTGGTGGAATTACTGTTTCAGGCACAAATGAATAAACATTTCCTGCAACGCTAGATAAAGCGGTTGCTAAAGGTGTGCGAATCTGTTGCAGTATTGTTTCGTTAGGCATTTATTGACACATACTTTCGGTGTCCATATATGAGCCCAACAGACCGACGCATTTATTGAAAAGTGATCGACCCATTCTAAATGGCGTTGCAGTAAAATCTACTCCTTCGATTTGTCCTCCACCGGCAAGTCTTGCTTGGAAAACTTCGACTGAAACTGTATAGACGGCTGATTGAACAGCTGCATTTCCAACATAAGTTGATCCGCCAGAAAGGGCAGCAACTCCGGATGGGATGACATTAGCCTCGAGTATGTCGGCATTAGTGATCGATTGCGAAAAGGTATATTGTCCAAGATTATCTGCCAGCACAACTCTTGTTCCGTTGTAAGGGCTTCCGCATCCTGTGATGATGACTGTTTGTCCTTCGGTGAATTCATGAATTCCTAGTGTAGTGAAAGTGGCGACATTATCAGTCAGCGACACTTTTTCAATTGGGCTTTTGAATGTAACTAGCATTGGCAAAATAACTGTTTCTGCCGAATCTATTATTTGATTTAGGTAAGTGTCATCATATAGAGCGGAACTTACACCCAATACGGAACGCAATTGACTTGCGGTGATAATTGTAGGCATAAGTTCCTCTCTAAACTCCCATTAATGGATGCCTAGGATCGGGAGCAACCCTAGGCACTCAGTTAAACTAGGCTACTGCTAGCTTGCGGAATGCGGTTGGGTAGCGATTAACTACGCAAACATATCCGTAGATACCAATTTCAATGCGTCCGTTTGCAACGATATTGGCACGAAGTTCTACTGTGCCACTCTCGT